TTATTTTCTACACAATTACTAGCAAATAGTAATACAATGAGTTTTTCTTTGCCTAGTATGAGTTCTGTAAGTGGAACAGACAGTATTAGAGCAGGTGATTTAGATTGTAAAAACGCTATAGGCGGTAGTACAAATTTTGAGATTGGAATGACAGGTGTAATTAATAACGCAACTATACCTCTTATAGGAAAAAAAGACCCTAACAATCCACAATCTAAAGACATAGGGCTATATGCAAGGTTAGTTATACCTTTAGATGGGCCTAGTGAAAGAATAAATTGCAATACTTTATATCAATTAGAGTTACAAAGAAGAAGATTAGAGGTAGAAAGACTAAAATACGAAATAGAATATCTTAAAACTTTACAAAATGATGGTGGATTTACAAACTAATGGCTGATTTAGAAGAAATTATAAGCAAAGGTGAGGGACTATCAGATAAAAAATTAAGATTATTTGGTCTTAGATTAAGTGGTGGTAGTATAGTTGCAGCATTTGCCTTTGTTTCAACGATTATTGGTACTCTGTATGGTGGGTTTCTTATGTACCAAAAGGTCGAAGGAATAGCAAATTTGGACTTAGACGCTATAGCTGGACAAATGGCAAAGACATCAGCAGATGTAGTTAGAATAGAAGAACATGCTAATACTATTAAAATAGAATTAAAGAAAGATATGACAGATTTGCGTAACTCACAATGGAATTTGGAGTCTAAAGTTGATGTTAAATTACAAGCTGTAGATACAAAACTTACATCTTATGATACTAAACTAGATAGATTTGAAATAAAAGTAGATAAAGTTAAGATTGATATGGAAGAAAGAATACAACAATCGTTAGATAATCCTTTAGCAAACTAGGAGTATATATGTACGGAAAAAAACCAGCAAAGAAAAAGACACCAATGAAACGTAAGAGTAAAAAATACTAATATGAAAGGTGTAAATCATTATAAAAGAGATGGAACATTGCATACAGGTAGTACTCATAAAATGCCTAATGGTGATTTGCATACAAACAAATCACACACAAAAACAAGTGTTAAATTGTTTCATCTTAAAGATTTGAGTAAAAAAGCACAAGTAAAAGCCAAAGGCAAGTAATGGCAAAAGACTCAAGACTTACAAAAGCAGGTGTATCTGGATTTAATAAACCTAAAAGAACACCTTCGCATAAAACTAAAAGTCATGTTGTAGTTGCTAAAGAAGGTAGTAAGATAAAAACTATTAGATTTGGTCAACAAGGAGTTACTGGTGATAGAAAAACAACTCCACGTTCTAAATCATTTAAAGCTAGGCATGGTAAAAACATAGCAAAAGGTAAAATGAGTGCTGCCTTTTGGTCAAATAAGGTGAAATGGTAATGGCAAAACGAGGACTGTACGCTAATATAAACGCTAGAAAAAAAGCTGGTACAAGTAGAAGTAAGAAAAAATCTACTATTTCAAAAAAAGCATATGCAAATATGAAAAAAGGTTTTCCAAAAAAGAAGAGGTAATATGGAAGATAATAGAATACAAATGCAACTTGATAAACATACTTCACAAATCAGTAAATTGTTTAGCAAGATAGATGATACAAATTTAAAAATACAAAAGATATTCAATATGTTAAATCAAATACGATATTTTCTGTTAGGTGGTTTTGCGTATTTTTTAGCCTCAGAAGTGGGTATCTTTAATGTATTAAGGTTAGTTGCATGATAGGTTTTCTTACAAATATAGCACCAATAGGTTTAGGTTTTATTGCTAAGTTGTTTGCACTAAAAAGTCAAGCAGCACAAGAACAACAAAAAATGATGATAGAAAATCTTGCAGTTCGCAATGATTCTATTAATCAAGCTAGGTCAATGGCACAAAAAGAAAGCCCAATGGCTGCTATGAATAGACGAATTATAATATTAACTATATTAGCGTTAGTTATTTTTACCCAAGTTGCTCCTGTGTTTTGGGATGTACCTACAGTTATACCTACAGTTACAGAAGGATTTAGTATTTTAGGATTTCAATTGACAGCAGATGAAGTAGAATATGTTACTGTAGAAGGAATGTTGAAGTTTGATGAAATATTTAGATGGGCAACAATGATTATTGAGTTCTACTTTGGAGCACAATTAGCAAAAGGTAGGTAATAAATGAAAAGGGCTATAGTTATACCCGACCAGCATTTTCCAATACATGATGAAAAAGCGGTCAAAGTAACATTAAAAGCGATTGAGTTTGTTAAACCAGATATATTTATTAATCTTGGTGATGTTGGAGAATGGAGTTCTGTATCTGGACACAGATATAAAAGACGAAAAAGACCACCATTAGAATATCAATTGCCAGAAGTTGATAAAGAAATTAAAGATGTTAACAAACAAATAGATAGATTTGATAAAGTATTAGATAAAGTTAAATGCAATGAACGACATATTCTTGCAGGAAACCATGACGAATGGCTTGATGCATTTGTAGAAGAGAATCCATATTTAGATCAATATACATTTAGAAACGCTTGTAGATGGGATGAACGAGGATATGAGTATCGTAAATATAATGAAGTACTAACCATTGGAAAGTTGTCTTTTATACATGGTGCTTATACAGGTATAAGCCATGCTAAAAAACATTTAGATTCTTATGGTACAAACATTATGTATGGTCATGTACATGATGTAGCACGACACTCAGCAACAAGATTGTTAGATGGAAACATAAGTTCTTGGGCAATGGGTTGTTTAAAAGATATGTCAGCAGAAAAAAACACATGGCTTAAAGGTAGATTACACAATTGGAATCACGCTTTTGGAATCGTAACATTTTTTGACAATGGTAATTTTCAAGTTGAGGTGGTTGATATTGTAAATGGTAAATGTTCAGTTTGGGGAAAAATAATATGACATATAGAGAATTAATTAATCAAGTATTAATAAGACTAAGAGAAGATACAATTCCTTCTGATTGGTCTGGAAATATTAATGATGCAATTAATATATCAGCCTATCAAAAAGTAATTGGTGCATTAATTAACGACAGTAAAAGAAGTATTGAAAATTACCACGACTGGTTAAATTTAAGAGAAACAGTAAATATATCTACAGTAGCAGGGACAAAAAATTACAACTTAAATTCTGGTCAAGAAATAAAAATTCTTGATGTAGTTAATAATGACACAGGTATACATCTTAGACAAGTTGGTAGACAATATATTAATACAGTTAAATATCCTACTGATGATGCTGGTGAACCTTTATATTATGCATTTAATGGTAGTGATGCATCAAATAATTTAAAAGTAGATTTATCACCTGTGCCTAATGAAGCACATACTATTTCTTTTGATATTGTAAAACCACAAAATGATTTATCAACAGCAGCTACAGTATTAAAAATTCCATCTAAGCCAGTTCTTCTTGGTGCATGGGCTAGAGCAATTGCAGAACGTGGAGAAGATGGTGGAACACAATCAAGTTTAATGGCACAAGAAGCTAATGATGCAATTAAACAAGCAATTATGTTAGATAGTGGTAACACAGAATATGAATCAGATTGGTATGTTAATGAGAATCATTCCTAACAATGGCTAAGCAATTAGAATATTTACCTTTAGAGAATTTTGGAGTAAATGGATTAAACACCCAAAGTAATCCTGCAACTCTACCTGCAACTTATCTTACATCTGCTGATAATATAGTAATGAGAGAGTCTGGTAGAATTTCTTTTAGAAAAGGGTTTAAACAAAAAGTAGTTCCTTCAGGTGCAGCAATTGGTTCAATGATAGAACACAATGATGAGGGAACAAATAAAATATTTGCTAGTCATGGTACAAGTATTTATACAATAGATTTTACTTCGCCTAATGCTGCTTTTCCTAGTAGTGGTGCTGATGTAAAACGAACAGTAGCTAATTCAACAGGTGATTGGCAATTTGTAAATTTCAATAATAGATTGCATTGTTTTCATACAGGAGTTTTGCCACAAAAATATGATGGTGCATTAAATTCTGGTTCAAGATGGGCAGCACACGCAACTGACCCAGCATCTATAAGTACGTTATTTGACCCTAGTTGTGGTATGGGTGCATATGGAAGAGTGTGGGTAGGAGGAGTTACAGAAGACCCAAATGTAGTTTTTTATTCTAAATTGCTTGATGGAGATGATTGGACTGGTACTGGTGCTGGATTATTAGATTTGAAAACTGTGTGGGGCAATGATGAAATTGTAGCTTTAGCACCTTTTTATGGACAATTAGTTATATTTGGTAAAAATAATATTGTTATATATGATGGGCCAGAGTCAGGTGGAACACTAGCATTAAATGAAGTTATACGAGGAATTGGTTGTGTAGCAAGAGATAGTGTACAAGCTATTGCAGATGATTTAGTTTTTTTATCATCAACAGGATTAAGGTCATTGGCTCGTACAACAGAAAAAGATAAATTGCCATTACAAGATTTATCTTTAGCTATTAAAGATACATTAATTAGAAATATTCAACAAAGTACAAAGGTTAAATCAGTATATTTAGATAATGAAGGCATTTATATTATGTCATTTGTCGATAAAAATATTCAATATGTATTTGATTTTAAACACAAAACACCTGCACAAACACCAAGAGTAACTACTTGGACATTTAGTAATGATAGAGAGCCAGCATCTTTGATACAAACAGAGTTATATTCTGGTTTATTAGTAGGGCAAAAAGATGGAGGTATAGCTGGATATGAAGGATATTTTGACACAGATATGTCTTTTGCTAGTGGTTCAGTTGTGTTATCTAATGCTCCTATTACTGCTGATATATGTAGTATATGGATTAGAATGGGGCAAAGTGTTACCGCTTCAATACTAAAAAAAATGATTTTAGTTTTAGAAGGTGGCTCTGGTGCAACTTTAGGTTTAAGATGGTATAAAGATTTTAGTATAAGTTCGTCATCTACAACAGAAATTAATTTACAACCAACTACAACTGGTACTACAGCACTTTGGGGTGCAGCTACATCTTTGTATGGTGCTTCTAAATTTACACCTTTATTCGGACTACAAGAATATTCAAGTCAATTAACAGGTAGTGCAAAGTATTTAAAACTAGCTATATCTTTATTAAGTAATGGATATGATACATCAATACAAGATTTAGCTTTAATTTCTAAACAGGGGAAAATAAGATGAGTAATTATACTATAGCTGTTAATTGGTCTGCTAAAGATGGATTATCAGATAGTGATGCAGCAAAAGTAATTTCTGGTGCTGATTTTAATACGGAATTTGTAGCAGCAAGAACAGCAATAAATTCAAAAGCAGACCTTAATGGTAATGCTAGTGAAAGTTTTACATTAGATAATGGTACAGTAGCAGGAACATTAACAGTAGGAGAAACACTTACTGTTACTGGAATACCAACTATACCAACAGCAAATGCAGGTACAAATACTACACAAGCAGCAAGTACAGCTTTTGTTACAGCAGCAGTTGCAGCAATTTCACCAGCATTTATAAACAATTTAGTTTATCCAGTAGGTTCTATATATACTAATATGGCAGTAGCTACAAATCCAGCTTCTTTATTAGGCGTAGGAACATGGGTAGCTTACGCCGAAGGTAGAGTTTTAGTAGG